GTGTCGCACATAGATACATCACGGCTGCTACTGGCATGGACAAGTTCCAGATCAGTAAGAACAAGATTACAGCAGCCGACATCTTTGATCGTATACGTGGTAACATCATGTTCAAGGATGCGACAGGCCGTGACATGAATTGGGTGGAGTCTGTATGCAAGTCATACAAACCTGACATTGTAATCCTTGACATGGGTGACAAGTTCGCCAAGACAGGTGGCTTTGCTCGTCCCGACGAAGCACTCAAGGCTAATGCAATACATGCCAGACAGATTGCAAAGATGTACAACTGTGCAGTATTCTACATGTCCCAACTGTCTGCTGAAGCAGAGGGCAAGGTTGTGTTGAACCAATCCATGATGGAAGGTAGTCGTACAGGTAAGGCAGCAGAAGCTGATCTGATGATTATGATTTCTAAAAATGCCACTGTCGAAGGGCAGGATGAAGAAGACAACCAACGTCACATTAACATTGTGAAAAACAAACTCACAGGGTGGCACGGTATTGTACACACTGAACTTGAATACAAAATAGCAAGATACGTAGCATAAGAAGGAGATTGATATGTTAGAAAACACAACAAACCCAAAAACAGGTAAATCTTTTTACTATAAAGATAACCCAGAAGCCGTTAAAAAACGTGATGCTACACGAGTGTATATAAATGGAAAAGAAATTTCTAAGAGAAACCCAATGCACAAAATGTTTAAGGCGGGTAGATATAAAAATATCAACGATGCTGCCTTTGAGCTATCTAAACTAAATGATATAGTGGAAGGATATGTATATGCAATACATAATCCTGCATGGCCTGAGTGGATAAAGATAGGTAAGGCAATAGATTCTCAAGACAGATTAAATGGATACCAAACAAGTTCTCCACTACGTGACTATGAGATTATACATTCTGTATATTTTGATAACCGTAATCTTGCTGAACGCAAAGCACATAAAATTGCTGAAAGAAAAGGGGAACGTAGCACTGCTGGCGGTTTAAAAGGTGAATGGTTTAAATTGACTAAAGGAGAGGCTATAGAAGTATTAGAGGAAATAAAAAATGATTGAAGCAACATACATTGGTCATATGGGTAGTGATATTACAGTAGTAAATGCTGCCCGTGTGTCATTTGGTAAACGATCAGGTATGATCTGCGTCGATAATGTGCTAGGTAAATGGGAGCTTGAGAAGAAGGATGAGAAACTAATCTTGTATCTGGCAGAGCACAAACACATGTCACCCTTTGGGCATTGCTTTGCCAGCTTTCACGTCAAGGCTCCTATCTTTGTAGCACGTCAGCTTGTGAAGCATAAGTTTCTGCGCTGGAATGAGATCAGCCGTAGGTATGTGGACGAAGAGCCTGAGTTTTATCAGCCAACAGAATGGCGTGGACGTAGTGCTGACAAAAAACAGGGTAGTGAAGGTGTTGTTGATGTAGGCGAATGGGGTGATACTAATTGGGCATGTCTTATTGCATACAATGATTTACTTAATCATGGTGTATGCCCAGAGCAAGCACGTATGATCCTGCCACAAAGTATGATGACTGAGTGGTACTGGTCAGGATCACTAGATGCCTTTGCTGATATGTGTAACCTGCGTTGTGCCTCTGATACACAAGCAGAGACAAGAGAAGTTGCTACACAGATCAGTGACAGAATGCGTAAGCTGTTTCCTGTATCATGGGCAGCATTGACAGATGGCTTAACAGAGTATAAGTTTGGATAAAGGAGATATGTAATGGGTTACAACAATAAAGGTATTGGCTATCAGAATACTGATACAAGCCAACAAGCAGCCAACTTTAACAAGCATGGAAAGGTTAGTTTGCGTGATCAAGTTAGAGAGCTATTTTATACCTATGACATGCTAACTGTAGAAGATATTACCCGTCTTCTTGAACGTGACGAAATATCAGTTAAACCTCGTGTGACTGAGTTAAAGAATGAAGGCTTTTTAGTAGACAGTACAGAACGCCGCAAGGGTAAATGGGGTATAAACACTATTGTCTGGACGAAAGTAGAGAAAAATGATGAATAAAGATGCAGGTATTATCGGTGTTGAAACCGTAGAGGAACATGAAGATGGTGGTGCAACATTTAAGTTTCACATGGATGCACACGCCCGTGGGTTACTCACAGAGGAAGGCTTGAAGCTAGTGATGTACTGTGCAGCAGCCAAGTTAGATATGGGTGTAGTGTATGACTTCATTGAGGATCACATCAGGTACAACAAAGATGAGAGGTTTGATGAGTACGGAAACTATGGAGAAAACAATCCACCAGTGGGAGATAGGAAATGAAACATACATTCGGCATCCCAATAAAAGAGATACGCCCCATGACAAAAGAAGAAAGACAGAGGGCAAAAGAAAAAGAGGCTTGCAATACTGTCGGTTTTAATCTATGTGTAAGTTGTGGATGCCCTACACCGAATACTTGGTGTGAGTTTTGTTTGAAGGAGGAATGATGGCAGAAGGAGACACGCCCCACTTAGCTTGTCCATTTGAGGATTGTGGATCAAGTGATGCATTTAACTGGAATGATGACGGGTATGGATACTGCCACAGTTGCGGCAACTCTTACCCAAGTTTGGAACCAACTTTTGATTGGGCAAAGGATCAATACCCAGTGAAAGAAAGGATCAATATTATGGATATACCTGTGAAGTCTGGTACGTATGAAGGTATCAGAGGTATCAAGCCTGATGTATGTCAACTCTATGGCATACAGTTGCAGCTTGGTGAAGATGGCAAACCAATACGGTACGCCTACAAGTACCCACACACAACCAAGTACAGGTCTTACGATGACAAGTCAAAGACTTGGGTAAAGGATACTGGCCTTGGAATGGTTCACCTGTTTGGACCAGAGTTCAATGCTGGCACTAGCAAACGTCTGTACCTGACTGAGGGTGAGTTTGATGCTGCCAGTCTTTATGAGATTCTTGGCGAGAAGTTTCCTGTCAAGTCTATACCCAGCGCATCTATAGGTGAGAAGTTTCTGCAAAAGAACTACGAGTATCTCAATTCTTTTGAGAGTGTGATCTATGCAGGTGAGCTGGATGCTGCTGGTAAGTCTGCTGCTGACAAGATCTACTCTGCCATACCTGAGAAGTTCTTCTACGTGCCAATGTCAAAGCACAAGGATGCAAATGACTTCCTGACTGCTGGAGATGGCAAGGAACTTATGTGGGCAGCTATGAAGCCTCAGAAGTATTCTCCTGACAATTTCTTTATCTCTGATGCAGATGTAGAAAGGGCAATACGCAACGAGAATCCCTATGAGTACACGCCCACTGGACACTCTGGTATTGATGGAAAGATCAGAGGTATGGTCAAAGGTGGTGTTACCTTTATCAAAGCGCCAAGGGGTATGGGTAAGACTGAGGTGATCAGATACTTTGAGATGGGTCTGCTTAGAACTCCTAAGACAAAGATTGCACTTCTGCACATGGAAGAGATGAAGTCCAACACTTACAGGGCTATGGCTACTTATCATTTAGGATGCAATGTACGTACCAATGATGATGCTGCAGCCAACAATGTCTCAATGGAAGAGATCATACGTGCAGGTCAGATCGCAGCAGACACAGAAAACAACCGCACTATTCTTTTTGAAATGAGGAGCCATGATGACCCGCTCAAACTTTTGGATCACACTAGGACTGCTGCTACTGTCTTTGGTGCTGACTATGTATTCGTAGATCACGTACAGCGTCTTGCCTACTTGTCAAACTCTGGCGTTGATGGAGCCACCAGTACACTCACAACACTAGGCTCACGTATGGCTCAGTTGTCCAAGGAGTTGAACATTGGTGTGATCTTTATCTCTCAGGTCAATGATGACGGACGTACAAAGTATGCTGCATCTCTTGAGGAAGAGGCAATCATATGTATCAAGATTGAACGTGATGTTGAGTCAGAGGATGAAATTCTTCAAAATACCACCAACTTTATAGTTGACAAGAACCGTCCTTTTGCTAGATTAGGTAATGCAGGGTCAGTGTACTACGATCCTGAGACAACAATACTCACGGAAGATGTTCCGTATGTGCAAGGAGATATGGCGGCATGATTGTATTCGATGTAGAAGCTGACAACCTGTTGGATGATGCTACAAAGATACACTGCCTTTCTTACACCTCTGATGGAGAGAACTACAAGACTCTCTTTGACTATGACGAGATGAGGGAGCTAGTGTTATCACAACGTGGCCTCATTGGTCATAACATCATACGGTTTGATATACCACTTCTTGAGAAGATACTGGGTATTCAAATCAAAGCTCAACGTTTTGACACTCTTCCTATGTCTTGGGTTATAAACTACAATAGGTCACGTCATGGACTTGAGTCTTTTGGCGAAGACTTTGGTATTCCTAAGCCTAAGATCAATGACTGGGAGAATCTGTCACCAGAAGAGTACGCCCACCGTTGTACTGAAGATGTAAAGATTAACTGGAAACTCTGGAAGAATTTACTTGGTAGGTTTATGTTTATCTACAAAAGCAAAACAGAGTTAAACCGTTTCTTTCGTTATCTTGAGTTCAAGATGGACTGTGCTAGAGAGGCAGAGATGCAGGGTTGGAAGCTTGATGTAGCTAAGGCAGAGCAATTGTCTGTAGAGTTACTAGAGCAACAGCACAAGAAGGTTGAAGAGCTTACTGACGTCATGCCCATGTCTAAAGTCATTGTTCAAAAGACTAAGCCAAAGAACATGACTAAAAAGGATGGATCTCTTTCTGCTCTTGGAAAGCGTTGGCAAAGTCTCTGCGAGGAGAATGACTACCCTCTGGACTATGACGGTGAGATATCTGTGGTCAAGGGTGTAGAGCCAGCTAATCCTATGTCCTCTGATCAAGTCAAGACTTGGCTGTTCTCTTTGGGCTGGGAGCCTTGTACTTTCAAAGAAGGCACTAACGGTCCTGTACCACAAGTCAGAAAGCATGGTGAGCTTACCCTGTCAGTAAAACGTCTGATACCTGATAACCCTCAGGTTGGTGTTCTTGACGGACTTACTGTGCTTCAACACAGGCTTGGTATTGTCAAAGGCTTTCTTGAGTGTGAGCGTGATGGATATGTCAAGGCAGAGATATCAGGCCTTACAAACACTCTACGCTTCAAGCATCAGAAGCCTCTGGTAAACCTTCCTGGGGTAGACAAGCCTTGGGGTGCAGAGATACGTGGTTGTTTGATAGCTCCTGAGGGACATCTTCTGTGTGGTGCTGACATGACTTCTCTTGAGGACACTTGCAAGCGTCACTACATGCAACCATACGATCCTGACTACGTTGCAGAAATGTCACAAGATGGTTTTGATCCACATTTGGACTTGGCAAAGCATGCAGGTTCTGTTACTCAAAGTCAAATCGACAGATACAACAGAGGTGAGTTGCCAGAATTGAAAGAGCTACGTAAAAACTTTAAGGTAGTAAACTACTCAGCTACTTATGGAG